CGGTGGAGAGAAAGCTTATCTCTTTTCCTACCGTGATAGCATTGGATTCAGTGTCATGAATTGCTTTGCGAAGGTCTACAGGGGTTCCTACAGAGATTGTAGGGTCCCCAGAGATTCCAGTAGCGTTTGACACTGATAAACCATCTGCACCGGCTATTGACCGGGATGCAGCAGAACCAAGGCCATCTATTGACACAAGACCAGTGCTGGAAAGGTCATCAATGGCTTTAATGTTATAACCTGAAGCATAATTCATTTGCTCCATGGCTGTAATCAGTTCTGCACGGGTGACAGTTGAACCACCAATAGGTCCGTTTGTCGCGTCATATGTAAAGTTAGCTGTATTGTCAGGCATTAGTGTAGTCCTCCATGTAGTCCTTCTCTGCGTTGACCGGGTGTGCTTCCAGCGGTTACACTGTGCAAGCGCATCCTGCCATCTATTCCTTCGATCTTTAATTGATAGTATGCCCCCCGCCTGTTCACCCTCAGTTTGTGAGTGTAATACTGGTATAAATCAAGCTGAGTTCCTGCTGTGTCAAGTATGGTTCCACCTCCTACATCGGTAGGATCAAGAATCACTGAGTAATCCTCTCTACCGGCAGTGTAGTGGTCTAAGGTAGTGTTGCTTATATCCCAGTCTGCAATACCAAAAGTCATGTAGTTTGTCCGGTCAGGGAAAGTGTAGGAGGTGTCTGAGACAAGAACTGACTCTTCTTTGACACCGTCGACAATTGCTGACACCTTGTAAACTGGGTCCCAAGTTGAAACAAATATCTGAGACTGCTGGAACCGTGCGCGATTGCCTGCAGCAAATCCGTATCCACGGGTAACAACCAAGAACCCGATTGCACGGTCTTCTACTGCTGCTGCACCGGGACAAATGACTTGTAGATAAGGGTCATCACTTGCTATGACAATCTTATTGGTGTCGGTCAGTCTCACACCACAATCAAGCTGAGTAACAGTGTCAGTGTTATGCACCCATCCATCCGTTGAGAAACCAAGGTAAAGGTTGTCAGCAGGGACTGCACAGGGATCAACTGCTGATGAATCTCCTACACCCCATAGATAACCTGATTCTGCATCCAGAGTATTTGTTAATAACGTCTCAGAAAAAGTGGCACCGGTGTCATCTACTATAAGATTCCCCGCATCATCCTCAATGCCTCTAGCCCTTGTAGCTGTAACAGTTGTTCCGCCGTTGACAGTAATGGTCGATCCGTCTTCTGGATGGCCCTTTAAGAGCAGGTCGCAGTAGTAGGAAGATTGGTTAATTATCTGACTCTCTGATTCACCGTATTCATAAAGACCTACAGTCCCTGCATAGTCAGCGTAGAACAGTTGTTCAGTGCCTTGAAAATCCGCAATAAAGAGATACTTGATATTAATGGCTTCACCATCATCGTAACCAGCCCAAGCTTTGTTTAGGAAATCGTAGACCAGCACTGCGTTGTTTTGCTGGCTCCCGTCAATGGGGACAGATAGGTAGTATTTGTTCTGCCAATAGGCTGCACAGGCGGTTTCCCGTGCTGTAGCCATGTCAATCCGGTCTATAATCGGTTGTATGGGGCTTGAGACCGGTTCTGAGACGCCTTGAACCTTGTTAAGCTCAGTCTGTCTAAGACTGACTACACCCCTCTGAGAAAGGAACCAGAGATCAGCACCAATGTTGGCAACTGACCTAGACCCGATTAACCCAAACTCAGCGGTAACCTGATCTAGAATTGCATTGGTTGACCAGTCTCCCTGTAGACCTGTAACCGCATAGATAGAAGTGTCCTTGAATACTACAACAGTCTGATCATTGAATTTGAACAGTCTCTTAATGTTGTCAGAGTCTCCTTGGTTGATCTTGAAACTGGCATAGACGGGATCATAGCTTGTGTAGTCTAGAACATCTGAGACTGCTACGTGATCGGCTTTGTAGCTTACAGCAGGGGTATGAGGGACAAGTAATCGATTCTGGAAGAACAAAGTATTCTCAGAATTAGGGATATTGTTTGTTCCAGCAATTGCGACCGGTGCCTCAGTAAAACCTTCCTCAAGGTCTGTCATGATTAGCTGAGTTTCACTTCTCCCCCGGCTCAGGACGCACTTGTCAAAGCATTGTGTGAACCAGTAGACATCCTCTGTATTGCTGTTCTGAAACCTTGTAGTAGGGACTGAGAGGGGTGAAGCTGTTGGAACTATTACAGCACTGTTGCCGGTTCTGATTCTCCAAATGTTAACAATGGCCTCATCTGAGGAAGCAGCTAGTAGAATCCAGTCTAACCCGTTAGGATCATTCCATACACCAATCCCGTAAATGGAGCCAAACTGGTTAGACAGATAGTCATGCCAGTTGATATCACCATTGTTCCATTCGATAGGGAACTCAACCCCTTCATGACGCCCCCAAGCAAGTGGCATCACTCCTTTGCGTGGTTCTGCTACCCCAAACCGAAAGCGGGCATTGCGAGCTTCAGCAACATATCCTGGTTGCAACAGGTGGGGAGATGTCCGCATATCTACACCTATAAACCCGGTGTCCCCATCTGTAATGGGTGCGTCATCTCCCGGCGTGTAGTTGCGGTCTTCTCTCATTTGTAAAATTGTGCCTTAATTAGCTGCTCTTCCAGCAGTTTGTTAGAATTGCTCCAGTCTAGGGACATTCCCCTTTCTGAAGCTTTTAAGTCCTTGTCAGACCTTCTGACATTGTAGACTTCTCTCATCCGGTCAATTAAACTGCTCTCAACTGGAACTGCCCATAATCCACCATTCTCATAATGGTTTGTAGACGGTTGCAAGGTGAAGTCTACAGGGTAACCGACTGATTCATCGTAAAACTCTGTGATGCCCCCAAAAGGAACAGCAATCACTGACCTGCCTGTTGCCATTGCCTCATGCTGATGCAAACCCCATCCTTCGCCTTTGCTCGCTGAGACAAAACAATCAATCGTCTTATACCAACCGGCCAACTGCTTGCGGGTCCAGAACTCTTTAACCATTTGTATCCTGCTGTCATCAAAATCTAAGTCTGGGTCATCTGGGTGACACTTGATAAGTAAGCGAACATCTTTAACTTTCTTTGGAAATGCTTTTTTCCAAGATGAGATAACTTCCTGCAACCCTTTTCGGCATCCTCCTGCAGAAGTTCGGCCAGCAGCCCCAAATATGTAGACATCCTTTTTTACAGGTGCCTGATAAGAAAAGACCGACGTGTCGATCCCCATTGGAACCTTGACCATCGGTCTTCTTACGCCTTGTGCATTAAACGTCGACAAGTTAAACGTGCTAGGGACCACAATCAGGTCCGCTTGGTTAAGTGATAAAATGGATTGCTTGTGGAGTCTTGTGGTCTCCCACATGGTATTGTAGACAGTGCGGCGTTTTCCATCTAAGGTGAAGCTGGGGCAGTGGATAACCATCTCCCAGTCTTCCAGTTGCCGCTTACCGACAATACTCTCACTGATTATCCGAGGGACTGGGGCTTTGCCGTGTTCTACACGAATAGGCAAGATAGCGATCTCTCTGCCAAGCTTGAAAAGCCCTTCAGCCACTCGAAATAAATGTAGTGAGTATGAACTATACCCATCAACTACGCCCCGCAATACGCATCTTTTAATCATAGAAAAACTACCTCAACCTGCCCCTTTCATGTTCCAGATCGCGTAGCTGGCTTAGTAGCTCAGACTTCTCGCGTTCCGTAACTTGTCCTTGCAGTCTTCCTTCTAGCTTTCTGATGGATCTAGCGATAGCATCATCAGCAGCTTGTAGCGTTGCTGTAACTGCTCTTGAGGACTTAGTGACCTGTTTGACGGCAAAGAGTAGTATAAGGATTCCTATCCCTATGTAAATAAGTTTTACACCACTTGCAATGCTATTCTCCAGACCGCCCAACAAAGACTGATCACCATTACCAGTTTCAGAGCTGTCAACAGTCCACTCAACAGTCCCGCCAGAAGGAGATTGTTGAACTGCTCCCACCACTGCCTTGATTCGCTCTTTCTGGTCTCTTGACCATTTCTCAGAGACTTCCGTTGTAGCATTGGCTTGACGTTCAGCTAAAGGGAGAGTGGAGCACCCTGCCAAAAGCAAGAATGACAGAGTGCTTACCCATTGTTTAATCTTCATCGGCTGGTAGTTCCTTCTTCTTGCATTGTCCGTATAACCTCATCCAAACAGATGAAGACTTCCCAACCATGTATATCAGGGTAACAACACTGATGGAGTATTTCAGGAACTCAGCAACATCGTATTCAGTTGCAGTCCATCCAACAACTGCTGCTGATAGCATCCTGATACTTTCATGTCCGTCTTGTAGGAATCTATGAGGCATATGGTTCCTTGTTATTCAGTGGGTGGTGCATCAACTGCATCGTCAAATCCAGCTAAGATGTCTGCTACGGAGTCAACTGCGATAGAGCTCTGAGCATTGTAAGCCTGAACCGCCGCATGGATGGTGGAGACCAGTGCCTCCACGTTTTCTCGCTTAGGTTCCTCTGCCAGTGATTCACGAGCGGCAAGTAGCGACTTACCACTGTCAATACCTGATCTTATTTCTGCCTCACCTTTAGGTGCTGCGAGTTGTGCTGAAAGGGACGATAATTGTCCTCGTAAGTAATTAATTTTTGCGCTCATAGTTTTAAGATATTTGGTAGGTGGCAGAGATGTTAATTTCTGTTGTTGCGGTGAAGTTGGTTTCAGCTAAATCTACCGCACCAGTTGCACCCCAGTCCATCAGTTTGCAGCTCGTGGTATTATCAACTATATACCCTGATACAGCACTGGTCAAACCTGTTAGTGCGAGTCCCCTACCAACATTGACTCCTTGTATGTCATTAGCTGTATTCCTTGCAGCATAAGGTAGGGCAATAGCTGCTGCGCCAGTAGAACTTCCTACTGCTGACAGAACAAAACCGCCAGTAACAAAAACAGTGTTGCCGATTCGCGTATAGAATCCTTCCTGAGAAGTGTAAGTCATCCCGGTGGAGCCGCCACCAAAGGTTAAGGTTGGTGTCCAAGTCCCAGTCTCATATACAGGAACCTCTCTGCCGATAAGTGTTGCCCCATTGTTAGTGCCGATAAAACCGTTGTCAGACAGGTCGTAGAGTTTGTCAGTGTTGGTGTCAAATCGCTCTGCCCTTGCGTCGAGGACTGCGCCGATTTGGGTGACGCGAACATTGCGAACGTAGAAAACATCATTGCCGCCAGCGTCTTGAAAACTTGTATTACCCCCGTCCGTTCCATACCACCTTAATTGCGAGTTGCCAGCGGTGAAGGATGCAGAACCCGTCAACCACGTGTCTTTTGCTGGGCTGGAATTTGCAAATCCAGTCGCACTACTTCCGTGAAGAAGCCATAAACCGTCAAGATTTGAGTTTGATGAAGGTATGTAAAAATCAAACTCGACTTTATAGCTTTTGCCGTCAGTTAAAACCGTACGCCTCGCGTAATGGCTCCCGCTTGTGCTGTCGCAAGTAAACCTTAAATTATTATCTTCGCCGCTGATAGAATCAATGTTGCCGTCAGTAGTGCCGTTAACTCCAGATGAAAACCCATCAACCCCAGCACTGAAATCGCTGGTATAAATGCCGCCACCAGCACCACCCCATTCATCAGCAAATCCTAGATCCCCGTTCATGGAGTCTACTACTTCTGCAGCGGTTAATTCCCGGTTGAAAACTTTAAGGTCTTTTTGGTGATGATTAGAGTAACTAGAAGCGGACAGTCTGCCAATCAGGAGAGTGGCAGCCGTGTTATTCATGCCTGTGTAGGTGCCTGTCTCAGCAGGGGCATCCAGTGCAACTGCTTGGCCATTTACGTATAGAGTTATCCCTGACCCAGCGGTAGAAAAAGCATTTCCTGAGTTAGGTCCAGCCCCTGCGTAGGTTGCCATGATGTGAATGTAACCCCCGGCATAAGCTGTCAAAGCAGTGGTTGACGTGACTGTTACATAATTAGAGTTGTCCGAATATACACCAAGTCTTAAGTCCCCGGCAGAAGTGATATAAAAAGCGTATTCCGCTAGAGAAGACGATGAGTATTTGCAAGCCACGTAGTTGTCTTGGAAAGTGTCAGCCTTTATCCAGCTTCCCACACTAAAAGGCAAATCATCGGCATCTTTGAGCCTCCACACTGCGCCATCATAATAAACTACCTGACCAGCGGTTGCTGCTACGCCATCAATAATGGAAAGAGTAGACGCCCCTTGTGCCACTGTTCCAGCTACGGTGATCTTGTAGTTGTCATTCAGTGTTCCTGTGCCATCTGTAATGGCAGGTGAGTTGGTGGTAGCAGTCCATGTGCCGCTGGAATCACCAAGGTCGGCGGTTGATGTAAAACTGAGCTTGTTGGAATCTGCTGTCTCGATATAGTCATTAGTTCCATCAAAGTAAATCGAAGGAGAAACTAGCTTGGTGCCGGTTGCGTCTGCATCTTCATCAACGGAATTGACTTCCAGAACGGTTCTACCGGCTGATGCCGTTGCTGAACCGTCTAAAACATTGGCAACTGAGTCTATCTTATACCATGTTGTTCCATTGTATTTTACAACATCTCCAACCGTGTAAGTAAGGGATCCACTTCCTAGATCCACACTGCCAGCAGTAGTGACATCGTAGTAGTCACCGGCAGTCCCGCCACCATCAGCCAAGGTAGGGGTGTTAGTGTTTGCGTTCCATTCACCTTTTGCGGTGTCAGCACCGGTAGGCAGGTAGGTAGCGTCAATCTTGTTTGTCCCGCTATTAAGAGGGGCTAGATTGTATGTGGTAGGTGCAGCCACGTAAGCAGCAGCCCAATCAGCATACATATCATTTCGCGACATTTTCTGAGTGCCATTTGTGGCTCCATCAAATATGCCGTATTCGTCAGATGCTAGGTCAGTAGTAGTCTTACTGACATCCTTAATTCTTGTAGTTGCCATTTTATTTTATTCTGGGTCAGGTGCAGATGTTGTTTCGCCATCTATGACATAGTTGACTAGGGTATCACTGGTATCCGTTAGGAAATTCAGGGATGTTCCTGTTTGTAATGTTTGTAGCTCAGTATTAGTCAATACATACTTTGACGTTCCTGTAAAAATGAATGCCCCGGTATCAAGTGCAAGGAACTCGCCAGCAAGATCAGTAACTGGGGATATAGCACCCCCGCTTAAAGTGCATACACTAGCTGTTGCTGCTCCGAAACCGACTATCATTGGTCGTAGACTGTAACTTCCCCGGCACTGACCGTAACAGAGGTAGCGTTGCCGCATCTCCACCATGATCCACCTTTGATAGTCACATTGGTTAGGGAGCCGGAAATGTCAGCAGAGGTAACGCTGGAAAGCGTTGTATCAGCATGGGCATAGACCCAGCTGTATGTTCCTCCTGACACTGTTCCTGCTCCTGATTGGTAGGTTCCGCTTGCACTGCCAAGGCCGCCATCTGACCCGACCCTAGCTGTGCGGTAATTTCCATCGGAGTCTTTCCCCGACATTAATGTTGATCCTGCCATAATTTATTTAATAGGTGAGACAATTGACGCGAGTCGTTTGCCCCTGTTGTTGATGTAGTTTAAGTAATTCGTGATCCAGTGCAGACCTTGCATCGGACTCAGCCACCCTTGCCCGGTCCAACTCTCCATTGTGGCGAAGGTAGTCCGCATAGGTTCCACGTATTAGGTAATCGGTAAAAATGATTGGAACGGATACAACATCCCATAGTGAGGGTTGTGCTGTTGGTGAGTTGTCCGCTCCACTTGCTACAACTTGATTAGCTGTGTAAAAATTGCCAGCAGTGTTGTCGTAGACTTGGTCGCCTGAGACATATGCGCTGGTCTGTGAATAAAGGTCACCCAGATACTCAGGTCCAACCTTTCTGAAATGGATAAAAACGGTGGTGTTTGATTCAGCAATCTGGATTCCGTTCTCAGACAGGAACCAAGTTAGTTCTGCGACATCTTGATTATTCTTAGGCGACTTATTCCAAACCGCAAAGACTTCGCCTATCTCTGTCTGTCCTGCTTGATTGAGAGCTACGTAGTTACCCTCATCGCCCCCAGACTGAGTTACCGTTCTGACCTCTGTGATACAGGTCTCAGGCCATTTAGCAGCCTGCCAACCATACTTGATGCGGCGAGATGCCAGATCCCTGAATAGGTTCCATTCAATGGTTGCAAGGGATGCGCTCTCAATGCCTGCCAAGTTAAGGGACTGGTTTAAGATTCTGCTGTATTGGATAGGATCTAAAGCCATTTTATCGGCACTTCAGTTCAGGGTTTTTCTCGCCTATCCATTTACGGAACTTAGGGTCTCTCCAAATTTCTTTACCTTCTTTACGGATCCACTCATTGTAGACCCGCTTGTCAACTTCCATCACAGCTTTGCCAAGTCCGGCAACTGCTTTACGTTCTCCGCCACCTGCTGCAATCTGCCTCTGCCTTGCTGTAGCTTCAGCGAGTGATCGCCTCTGATTAGCTTCGACTTGTTTAGCGAGATGCTCCCGTGCTTGTTCTGTGTAGTCTGACATAAAAGGTTAACAGGACGGGGGAAGTTGCGGCTCCCCCCATCCACGATATGTGTGCTTTCTAGGACTGGTCTAGAAATTAGTTATTTGAGTCTTTGAGATTCAGCAACGTGAAGTAGTAGTGAAGTTCCCCGACAGTAAAGTCTTCGAGGTTGTCACCAGTTGCTGTGAAGTTGAAGATCAACGTATCCGCTGCAGCATAGACCTCACCGTGAGGGATGCTTGTGTTTGTTGCCACTTTATACAAGATGGTCGATGCATGAGCAGTGTCGATCTCAGTGTTAGTGAGGAAGACATCATCATCACCGGCATCACCAGCAGAATAAACAAGGCTGCTAGAGGATGGTGAATCAAACTCAGTGACCAATACGTGGTGACCTCCTTTGACAAGTGATCCAGCAGGGATGACAATCGATACTTCAGTAGTCTCTGTTGCTGCTGCCGTGTCTAGGTCAGCATGTGTAATAATGACTTCATGGGTTGCTCCCAGTTTAGCCTGTGCTTCTGTCGATAGTAGATTTACTTGTGCCATATTATGAGTATCCTTTCAGATTAAGTTAGAGCTGGTGAGAATTGAGCCATTCCGAGAGGATTACGGACACAGAGCGTTGCACGTGATTCAATCATGAACCGTTCGCCACCACCTTGGTCTTCGAATCGTTCCACAGTCGGATTCTTGTGCATCCCAACCGTAATCTTGTCCATATCGAGAAGATATCCACGGCCAGCTTCTTGGGATGCTCCTGTTGAGGAATAACCAATGAAGTTGTCAGCAATGACTTCTACAGTGCCAAAATCACCATCAAAAATGGTGGTAGTGTTTGACACACGCTTGGAATCACCATCGAAGTTGAAATCACGACCAGAATAACCAGCAGTGGCAATCGTGCGAGTGAAGTCGGTGAACCGGCGTCGAAGGGTTGCGTCACAGAACAACTTGTAGTCACCTCGCATACCAGTGCTAGTCCAGAGGTCTTGTAACAGTGTCTGTAGAGTTGATTCCAGTAGTGATGCTGTTGCAGTTCCCTCAACTTGAGCCCTGAATGCGGCTGGAACTGGCAGCAATGATTGTCCACCAACAGAACCTGCACCAGCAGCCGTCAAGTTGGTAGTATCACGTAGCCAGACACCCAGACCGCGAAGCAAGTAAGCTGCTGCCCCGGTGTCGACCTGATGTTCTTGGTCGCTCAACATTGCGGACTCCATGTCACGCAACATTTCAACGCCTTTTACGCTGATAGCATTGGAAATCTCATCTGCCACTCCTGCAACATTGGAAACGTCTTGTGCCAAACGGGAGACCTTTGCAGTGCGCCGGAATGTTTGCAGGTAAGAAGAGAGCAAGGCTCGCTGTTCTGCAGCATTCTCATAGGTTGATACGTCTGTGCCGTCAATTATGCCTGTTCCAACAGTGGGATCAGCATATGCATCAACCGGCCACTCCATGTATGTATTCTTTGGAGTTGCTCCTTTTTTGACCATGGACATGAAAGGGGTTGCCTTCTCATCCACACGTGTCAAAACGTCCAAGAGGTCTTCGCGTTTAGCGACCTGATTGATTTCAAATAGTCCTGCCATAATGTATTATTTCTGTTCTAGATGTAGTTTGATAAAGTCTCTCAAACCGTCTTTAGAACCAGATTTCATCGCATTCTTCTTGCTCTCAATCATTCTTGACTGCAGGTCATCAGTGGACACTGCTGCTGAAGGTCTCCCCGGCTGCTTGGTGGGTTGATGTGTCTGTTTTGCTGTCTTAGGCTTTGCTTGCTCCTGCTCGATAGCGAAGCCCACTAAAGCCCTAGCTAAGTAGAGATCAACATCGGGTAAAGATTTAATACCGGGATGAGCCTCTTTCACATCTTCCACCCAAGCACGTGCCGGGGAAGTCGGGTCGTTAAGCCAAGGATATTTCCCGGCCGCGATCCCGAATGATTGTTGTTGCTGAATTAATTGTTTCTTACGCTTTGGGATATCACTCTCACGGGAAAACTCTGCGTTTAGAGCAAGATCCTCAAGCCAGACTTCAACGTCTTCAGGAAGTTCACCAGCTTTGCGTTCGATTTCTTTTTCAACCGCTTCTGGATCTCTTCTATAACGACTTAAAGCCCTTTTAGCCCATCGTTCAGCTTCAAAAGCATCCTCATCCAGTCTTTCAAGTTCCTGAATGGTGTCTGCCTTGTCAATTAAATTTGATATTGAGGTGTCTTTTGGTGATTCAGCCCGCTTTGACTCATACTTCTGCTCCTTCAAAAGTTGAACCTGTTCTTCAAGTTCACGTTTCTGGGAAGTCAGTTTATCATATCGGTGGCGCATATTCTGCTTCCACTGGGGATCATCACTGTTTGACTCCTTATCTGGTTCCGGCTCCACTGGTGTCTCCTCGGTGGCAAGTGCTGCTGCAGCTACCTCCGGCTCAACTCGTGGCACGGCTTCCTCTGTTGTTTCTTGAGCGGGCTCCAATTGAGCTTTGATAGCTTCTCGAATTGCGCTCATATCACCAGCTTGTATATCTTCCTTCGATGACTGGGTGGCATCGACTGTAGGGGTTTGTTCTGACATGCGTTTAAGGCTGCAAGATACCTAGACAGGGGATTGTAAGGTTCCCAAGGGACCGGAAAGTTTAAAGCACTAAGGGAGATCAACCCCTTAATGCGTGGATAGTGGCATTAGTTAGACTTAATAGTCAAGAATTATCTTCAGTTTTATTTGCACCTTGATAGATTGCGTGCCATTCAACGCTCAAGTCCTTGATAGCAGCTAACCTACCAGCTAAGAAGTGTCTCTGGGAATCACTCGCATCTGGGTGAGTCAAGTGCAGAACATCGCTCTGAGCAGCTTGATCCAGTATCCAGAACACTGATTTCCTCATTGGATGCTCTGCTGAACATTGGTGTGCGCTCAGTAGCCACTCTGGGTAACCTTCCTCAGAATTATTGTCCATTGGGTTTAACTCCTATCCTTCCAGTTTGTTTGTTTTCCTGCTGCATAATGCTCATATTAAGGTTCTGTGAGAATGCTTCTAGCAATTGTTGGAAGCTCTCATCCTGCTGTAACTGTTGCTGATATTTTGGATTGTTCTGAAGGATCTGTTGCATGAATTGCAGCTTTATCTTGGCGGCCGGATCGTTCTCAACAAACTTAGGCTGATTTCCTAGTGACATGTAAGCCACCTGCGAGTTCATTTCATCAAACATCTTCTGGGACGCTTCACCCTGCTCTGTAACCAGTTCAGCAGCTAAAGTAGGATCAATTACCTGTAGCTTCTTTCTTATAAGTTTGGTTCGATCCACGATTCCCATGGTGTCTTCTGGCAGGACAAATTGCGAGATTGCTTGTAACTTCTTCTCCACAAACTCATTGTCCAGTTCCCTCACGTCAAAGCTTAACTGGAAATTATACCTGTTCCTGTCCTTTGGAATGGGTTGACCTGTTCCAGTAACCTGTGCGAACCGCTCATCATCATCAAACCGCTGACACAAGGTCCAAACCCTGTTGAGGACTGTTGAGAGATGCCTTAACCAGCGGTGGACAAAGGCTTGCTGCTTGAGTTGCGTTTCAACTGCTGGCAAGTCATTGCTGAACCTGCCGAAATAACGGTCAGCACGCCTTTCAATGTGTTCCATCAATTGGAATGCCCCTTCAGTTCCCCTGCGAGGTGGTTCTAGCCAAGAAATGTCACCGGGCCTTTGCTCTGCTACCTGCACACCGGGGCCAAGCTTTATACGTTGTCCATACCTTAGAGGCACCTTGAATGGTGGTAGTGTATCAAATGTTGACCGGTCAAAGACTTGATCAGCTTGAGCTTTGTATTCATTCTGCCAAGTTCTTACCAGTTCTGCTACGCCACGCGATTCAATAGGGCTCCTTCTTGTCTTTTCGCGGGTATAAACCTCGAATGGGTATCTATCACCAACTTCTTGAACCAATTCATGGACTCCAAACAACTCTTTTTCGCCTCCTGAGTGACCTATATAAGGTGAGAACACTGTCAGAAAGATTCCCGGTTCACCAGTGTCAGTAATCCGGCGAGAGTAGCCATGAACAACCTCGATCATGTGCTGTTTCTCATCAATCTGGCTGGTGTTGTTGGTAACTGGACTAAGTCCGTAATCCCAGACCTGTGCATTCTGTCCAGCAGTCTGTTTAACCGCTTCACAGAAGTCTTTGTTCCATTCACCGCTTGCTGACTTGGCTTCAACCTCTGCAACAGTGTAATGATCCCGTCTGAACATGCACCTAGCCCTGTGCCAGTCCGTTGTTTCAGGCGGGAACAGTATTTCATGGTATGGCTTCAGTGCAACAATGACTGGCTGGTTCTTAACCTGCTCAGGCACTTCAAAGGTGGTTGTTCCCGTCTCTGACACCTCTTTTAGATGTTTAAGTGCCTTTGCACGGGTTAAACCGGGATTACCAGCGGACAACATGTCTGCCAGCATTTCTTGTGAGTCTTGCAGCCCAGCGGTTAGTGCTTCGAATTGCTCTGGCGAGTCGATTCCAAGGAATCCTGCGAGGGTTGTGAGGTTGATTTCTCGTGGAACAAGAGCGGATGAACGCTCCCATGATATGTGTAACACTGACCAACCATACTGGGCTGCATATTCTGAGTGCAATTCAAGCTCTTCCTCCCAATCAGGGTGAAGAAGCACACCTGTTAGCCAACGCAAGTATAATCCTATTGCAGAGGCTTTTTCATGGTCGCTTGATTCAACGCCTGAGACGTTTAAAGCGGCTCTTGATACGGCACTGGTGCATAAATTAACATTAAAGCCGCATATCTCATCGGCTAATCTGATACGGGTATCTGAGGCACCTTCCCACGGGAATGCCTGTGCTCCAATATCCTTACCGTGCTTCTTACCGTCTCTGGATTGGCCTGCCCATGAGGCAAAGCGGGTCTCATCTGCCTCCCTGACACGGTGTGTAAGTCGTTGATCGGAATAGGATCTCCTAAAGTCCTTTCGCAGTTCCTCCACATTGGGAGAAGTGTTCTGCATTAATTGATCTTCATTATTTTCCATAATTCTTGACAAGATTAATAAGTTATGCTTGGAAGCATGTCAATAACTCATTGCATCGGATGTGTAAATAGCGTCTTTTTCAATGTGAACAGGGTCCATGCTGATCAAATACCTCAAACAATCGACAGGATCTTTACAGGCACCCTTGTCTCCATCCGTATTTGTCCAAGTTCGGAGGGAATAGATCAAATTCTTACATTCAGAACTGATGTAAAGTTTCGGTTCGTTAAGGATAGATACTGCTTCGGAAGAGTTGTAAGCAAACAGGTTGTTAACCAGTGCAACAGTTTCGTCAATGGTGGTAACCTGTGCTGGGACAAAGTTTAAGCCGTCTCTAACAGCTTCCTTACCTGCTCCACGATCTGGTTCAGCTAGTAAGTCAATTAAAGTCTGATTATGCCCCCTACCACTGATCATAGCTGTTTTACCTGCTCTGGGATCTATATACCGCTCCAGAATGCCTCCATCCTGTGCTTCAGTATCTCTAAGCAACTTCTTATACTGGGCAACATTACGTCCACAATCTGCGGTCTGGGCTGGTCCTGCTTTACCATCCATCTTTGTGCTTGGTTCAGCCCACTCACCGTAGTTCTGCATGTCGGGCCACTCCCTATAGATGTATATGCGACCTAGATCGTCTACCCTAGCCCAGAGAAAGAACCAGTTTCTGTCACCCGGTGTAGGATCGGCACACATGTAGTTAGTGCCGGTCTTAGGGATCTTTTCAGGGTCAATGATGTTATCAACAGTGAATCTAGGGAACTTCCCTACAACTGGGTTAGAGACATATCCATATGCCCTGATCTCTATTTCCTCTCTGGTCCTGCTCTCAAGGGTTCGAGCCATTCGGGGCCAATCTGTGTAGGGGTTAAACTCGCTAAAGAACCAGAAGAGCTTTCCATTACCCTGTCTAGTCCTTGCCTCATACGGCATATGCCCTTTAGGGACACCTTGAATGCTTGAGCTGGTGGCTTTCGCCAGCAATTTTGCAGGGCGTGTTTGCTCGACAACACAACCTTCCATGGCGTTCTTAACGGTTGGTGTATAGCCCTGAATCGGTGTGAAGGTCACGATCATCTTGCCTTTACGGGATATGAGCCGGTATTTAAGGGTTTCAAGCCATGCCTGTGGAACAAGCTCATCCATCCAGATAAGGTCTAGCTCAGTTCCTTCAAGTGTGGACAAGTCCTGTGTAAAATTCTTAAACCAGATCTGGGATTTGTTGGGAGCCACTGCGGTCCGGTTGGAGAAACCGTTCTTTTGAGTAAAAGAGATATTTACCACACTTCTCTGAGCAGATTTCTGAGTCTTCCACTCAATCGGCATGTATTCCCATATATACGGCTGTTGGACCTGTATTGAAGAGTCATTGGACGAATGGCAAGCCCATACGGCTATATTAGGATTGTTAACCATGGCCCTCACAACCCTTGAGGCAGCATAACGGGACTTACCAGCCCTGTTACCTCCAAACAGGTAAACAATGTCTATATCAGGATCATCAAGGGCTGAGTCAGCATCTTCCCAATGCTTGAATACTGACTTAGTGTTATGACAGTCAAACCCGTAGGTATATGGATCTGCTTTTTCCAGCCTGATCAGCTCTTCCCTTTGGACATAGAATTGCTCCAGTGAGCCAGCAGCCTGCATGGCCAAACATTCTTCCTTGGAAGGGATGGGAAGGATTGGGTGTTCGGTCCACTTCACTCCCGCCATTCAACCTCCATGTATAGGTTCTGCACTCTTAGAGCAGCTTCATCGTCCAGCAATGGCCCATCCTCTGTTGCCCAGTATTTTACTTCACAATCCATGGGGTCAATCTCATGACGTTCACACCACTCGGTCAGGATCAGGCAAAGGACATCGCATCTGTCATCCTCATCAGTGATCTGATCATAGTCCACAAAGAATAGGGTTTCATTGGTTACCATTTGAATTTATTTCTAGGGGTTCCGATGACAAATTTAAAACCCGTGGAGGGCTCACACCATACTGGTATCTCTAAACCAATTGCGAAATCTGTGTTATTCCTGCAATGCACTAAACCAGCGGTATCAGTCTCCAGCAGACCTTGATTCATTGGTAGAGCAGTTACAGTTGCATTCATCGGCTCTTTCCCGGCATTCCAGCGAAGGACTTGTGTATCCAGCCCTGATCTCCTTTTCATTGGTCTGTGTTTCTTTTTCTTTGCTGGTTTCGGTTTTTCCGGTGCAGTTTTGTTCGTCATAGTAGTTCAGATTAGATTGTTGCATAAAATCCCAAGGCATCCTAGCGCCTTTTGAAAGATTGCATGACTGACAAGAACTGCGCAAGTTCCAAGTTGCTTCAGGGGCGCCCGCTGAGATAGGTAAAAAATGATCCACGTGAAAGGATTCATCCCACTCAGCACTACAGTAATGGCAGGGAACCTTCTGATCCTTGAGGAACTTCCTTAGACGGTGCGTAGAATTGTTAAGAGGGTTGCTGCGAAGTTTGACCCGGTATTTGGCTCGCCTTTCATTCAGCTTTTGAGGGTTGTCTGTAGCCCACGCCTTATAGGTGGCTTTTTTTTGGGTTCTATTTTCAATTCTCCACGCCTTATCGTAAGCTGCTCTCCTGCCCCTATTCTTCTCCCTGTAAACCTTTGCTTTAGCGGCCATCTCCTCCTTGTTAGCGCGAACGTAATCCTTCCTGTAGGCTTTCAACTTCTCTAGGTTTTTTTCCCGCCAACGCTTGCTGCTTGCTCTCCTCCTAGCTTTACGAGCTTGTTCCTTGATTTCCTCTGGTGTCAATGACGTGTCACACATGAGAGTAAACTAATACACCTGTCAAAACTTGTCAAACAATTCATTGCATAGTGTCACAAGTGTCAAAACAGCCTTAATACAGGAGTGATAATAGCTCTACACAGGCTAAACCCTCTCTAAGCCTCTCTAAGGGGTGTATAAGGGGTTTGCAGCAGGTTCATGCCCTATCTATCGGGTAGACGGTCTAAGACGGCTTAGATGGCATCCTATGAAGCTGTAAATTGGGGTAGGCGGTTTGTAGGCGGTTTGTAGATGGTTTGTAGGCGGTTCTTAGACGGTTGTAGGCGGTTTGTAGACGGCTTTTGTCATTTTGGGTATTTGGACTGACCCGCTAAGAAGAAGCAAGATCTGTCCGAATGGCAACCCCCTCCCCCCCTTAATGACGTGAATCTGCGCACAATATACCTTATGATTAATAATAG